CCGAAATCCGAATATACCGAAAAGTAAACATTCTTAACACCACCCGCGATGCGGTTACAGTCTAACCCTCTTCCCTTTGTTAGTGCAGTACACGCCATATTTATTTATTTTTTTAAGGTTAAAGGAGTGAGGGCAAAAGCCCCCACTTCTGTTTAATTTGTTTTATTACGATTGTCTTACAATATCAGCTCCAACTCCCGATTGAACACCCGCAGAATATCTAGCTACTAATCTCATATTGTCTGAGCCATCCAGGTTTGCCATATCCATAAGCGTGATTCTTGTGTGATCACTCAACAGATCAGTGCCGAAAAATAAGTTTGACTTCTCACCAGCAACAAGTTGATTGTCAGCCATTCCAGGACACACTGCAATTTTATAGCCCTCGAAAACCGGCTCGTAGTCACCGTTCATATTATAAGCGTTTACATAACCTAAAGTCGAAACCGCTGAAATATAGAAAGCGTAAGTCTTAGGGTTCATATAAATGTGTAAATCTTCTTTTCTCAATATTGGAGCAATATTAGCCGCCATATCAGCCGTCAGAGTTTGTAAGTTAGCTATAATGTTCCCCGCAGTATAAGCTCCACTTGCAGAAGATTGAATAACCGTAGCATCAACTCCAGGTAAAAGTAAACCAGTTGCAGCTCCTAAAAATCCGTTGAATTTACCCGCTACCGCAGTTCCTTCCCATATACTTTCTTCCGTAGCTTGAGCAATAATTTCACCCATATAAGAAATAACGTAATCTTCAAAAGACGCCGGAGGAGGTGCTCCCGCTCCCGCTCTCATTTGTAATGCTTCCCACGAATCTAGTAATGTTTTCTTACATAGATCTAAATTGATTTGTAAGTTCTTAGGTTCTAAAACTTTCTCAGTTAAAGCTAAAGTTCCCGCGTCCGTAAAATCACAAGTCGCATCTGCTACTACTCCGCTTCCCGCCATACGTTGTATGTTGCTTTTAAATTTAATGTTTTCTATCGTTGTTAAATAATCTAACGATGTAGCTTCTTTTAAAGCAGCACTGATATAAAATCCAGCCGCTTTACCGCTAAAATTTGATGTGGTCGTAAATGCCATTTTTTTTGTTTTTTAATTATTAATATTTATTTTCCTAAATTGTATAAAAATCTTTCTTGTTTAGATAATTTTTTATATTCCTTTCTTGACAAAGGAGTTCTTTCCGAACTAAATCTGTTTGTATTAATTGGAGCGTCCGCAGGTGATTGCTTTAATTCAACCTTTAATTTTTCGTTTTCTTCTTTTAATTTTATCACCTCTTCTTGAGAAGATAATTCTTCTTTCATTTTTACATCTTCTTCTTTAACTCCCATTTTAGATTTTAAGTCTGCGATTGCGTCCATTAGGTTGTCGACTTTATCTTTCATTTCTTCATAAGTCTTTTTATACCAGTCCGGCATTTCCTCGCTTTCGTACTTGTTTTCCTCATCTTTCTTTCTCATTTTCTTTTCTTCTTCCTCTTCGTCCTTTTCTTCTCTCATTTCTTCCTCGTCCTCATCGTCTTTTTTCTTCTTCTTCATTTCTTCCTTTTCTTCCTTTTTGTCTTCGTCTTCGTCTTCGTCTTTCTTTTCTTTTTTCTCCATAACCTCAGAAACAACACCCTCCTCTTCAACTCTAAAAGTTAAACCCTCAGCCGTTGAATAAGTGCCTTTTGGAAGTGGTATTGTAGTCCCGTCTTCTGTTAAAACGGCTACGTCTACTCCGTCTTTTAATTCTTCGGCAGTCGATACAAATATAGTGCCGTCATCGCTTTTAGCTTGAAACGCTAAAGTAATTTCTTGCTCCGGCTTCTCTAAACCTAAAGCAACTAATATTCTTTCTTTTATATCCATAGTTTTGTTGTTTTTAATTAAATAGATTATTTTTTATTTTGTTTTATTTTGGTTTATTATTTCGTTTAAAGCTATTAGTATTTCTTCATCGGTCGGTTCTCTTTTTTGCATCTGTTCGAATCGATTGGTGAAATATCCCTCAATAGATAACCCACGAAGCTCACCCGCTTTGATTTTATTCCATAACTCCTCGTTTTGTATTTTCATCTTAACGAACCAGGTGCCATTCGGCAAATCAAATCCATAAAGTTTAGATTTGTCTTGCTCCCCCTCTTTTATCCAACTCTCAACCGTTAAGACGCCGCTTACTCTATCTTGGTGTTCATAAGTTGCTTTATGGTGATTATTGTGTTTTAAATACAGTTCACTTGCTTTTCTTACGGTTTCCGGACTAAAATAAACATAATACTCGCTATCTGTATTCGGATCATATCTAAATATCTGTTTGTTTGGTATAAGAGCCGGAGAAACAATCATTCTTTTTTCTTCATCTATTTTAGCTAAAGTCAAGTTATTTTTTTCTTTACCAAAATAAACAAAGTCTTGTTCGATAGCCGGAGAATTTACAAGTGATATGGCGTCAATTGTTAAGTCTTTATTATCGTCGCTCACTAATAATTCTACAATCTTAGTAGTTTTTAAGTCTTCGTAATAATCTTTATTATCTTCTTCGCACTCACCTTTAGTATCATATTTACATTCTCCGGTTTCTCCGTGCTTATATTTATCGTCTTTACATTTTTTACAAGGCATATTATTAAATGGGTTTTTAAATTATTTGTTTGATTTTATATTGTTGATCTTCTTCGGATGTTTGCTAATTGGTTCTGACTGTTTGTGAGATCGTCGGTCACAACGAAAGCTCTCAGAGGTTCCGGAGCCGTTGCGCCCTCTAAATTGAAAGAGCCGCTTAACATTTGAGGAGCGGGAGTTGTATTTACAACTTCTTCTTCACCCCCACCTCCATCGTCTCCCTCGCTTGGTCCCTCACCCGCTAATATTTTCTGTATATTCATAGCGGCAAAACCGGCTGCTAAACCGGCTTGTGCAAAATTATATCCAGGAATAACAGCGTTTAAAGGAGAAGCCGAAGCGGTTTTAAAAGTTTGTATAACTGACTCCGTTCCGGCAATTGTTGCTTGAGCTACCGCAGCCGCTTTAGCTACTTTAGTACCCTCACCTGCAAAGCCCTCAACTAATTTAAGTGCTTGCATACCCATTCCTTTTTTAGCGTCTAACACGGCTTTGTCTCTCGCTATTTGGTCTTTTTCTATTTTATCTTCTACTTTACCAACTTCTCTTGCATATTTTTCATCTATTTCTAGTTTTAACTCCGCAAAGTTTTTGTGTTCGGCAATCCTATCAAGTTCGGCTTGTTTTTGTATTTCTAAGAGTTTTAATTGTCTTTGATTTTCGTCTTCTTCTTCTGCTAGTAAATTTTGGTTTTTTATTTTCTTTAAATCTTCCTCTTCTTTTTTTAGCTTCTCTTTATTTTTGTCTTTAAACTTATCTGTAATTTCTTGCAAGTCGTTTTGAAAATCTTCTTCTAATAGTTTAAGAGCTTCATTTTTTGTTTTTTCTGATGCTTTAGAGTTTTCAATATCTTCTTTCATTTTTTCCATTTTAAACTCTAACTTCTTTTTTTCTACCTCTTCGTCAGTTTCTAACGCTTCTAATGCGGCTTCTTGCTCTAACCTTAAAATTATATTAGCTAATTGTTGTTCACCTCTTTTTCTTTTATCTGCTAGTTCTTGTTCTTCTTGAGCCGCTTTATTAATATTAAAAGATTTTACCTCAGCAATATTTTTTTCAAAATCATCCTCAGCTACTAACATTTCGTCTTTTAAATTTGCTAATTGTTTCTGTAATGCTAATAAATTTTTCTCTTCATTAAGTTGTTCTTCTTTAAGACGGTTCATTGTTTCTTGTTCGGCTCTTCCGTCGTTGTGCCAATCATAAGCACTTTTTGCTTTTCTTGCTACTTCTGTCTGCAATGTAACTTGTCTTTCAAGATTTGCTAATGTATCTTGATTTGCCGCTTTATTTGTGTTAAATATATTTTCTAAAGCCGCCAATCTTTCTTCTTCCGACTTTGTAATGTCGTCAACTATTTTTTGATTTTCTCTATTTGCCGCTTTGTTTTTTATTTGTTGTAACTCAATATCACCTAAAGAATTATTTAAATTATCTATTTCGCTTTTCATTTGAGCAACTACATCAACCGCCGGAGCGTCATCAACACCAAATAAAGTTAAAAGCGCGTCACCCGCCAACTCTAAAGGTTTTAATAAAAAGTTAACCACTTCTCTTAATCCCGCTAAAATTGCTTTAAAAGCTTTTGCGCCTTTACCCGTTCTTGCTAAAGCGGTTCCAATTGAAGCTAAAGCGATAACAATTAAACCAATTCCCGTTGAAGCTATTCCGGTTTTTATTGTTTTAAACATTAATTTAAAACCAGGAACCACAGCCTTAGTCATCAATCGTAAACGCCTTAAAGAAACACCCATAATGTTAAAGTGTTTTATACCGGCAAAAGCTTGTTTGACTTGGTCTTTTTGCGCTTTCTCCATTGATTTAAGCACATTTGTTGCTTTCTTTCTGTCGGCTGAAACTTGTTTTAAACCAATCTTTTCTTGTTGAAGTGATACGGTAGTTTCTCTTATTTTGTCATTTAGTCCCGAAACGCTATTCTCGTAGTCAGAATTAACTGATTGTTGTTGCTTCATTTTTAACAACTCAATCTCTAATTCAGAAACTAATTCTTTTTGTATTTCAAAACTTTCGTTTAATTCTTTTACATTTCCCTCAGCTTGTTTAAGCGAAACACCTAAATCTTTAATTTCTTTTGTCGCGCCGCTTACGTTTGTTTTTACGTCTAATATTAACTCTTCTTTTGCCATAATTTTATAATTTTAAGGAATTGTTACTCCCGTCCATATTTGCATAAATCTTATTGTGCTAACCCATTTAATTGTCATATCGGTTGCCCCCTTGACTGTTTGTCTAAAATAATTACTTGCAACCGCGTTTATTGGACTCCAACCGCTCACCGAACCGCTACTCGCGGGACTTGTTCTGCTTCTATCAATACTTAAATTTCCGGTTCCGTCCGCTACAACTACCCCGCGCTCAACCCAAGCTTTAAAATCCCCAACCGATCCCGCAGCACTACCGCCAACCCTTACGGCTAAAGTTTCTGACTGAAAATAATATACTCGGTTTGCTTCCGGATAGAAAAATTTTAATCCGGTATTGTTGACAAAACTATCAGTTGTCGTTCCGTCTGTTGTCTCGCAACCATACATTAAAGTTATTGTCTGTCTCGTTCCTTGTCTATCCGTTAAAGCGTTGCCGCCAAAAATCATAGCTCCGTCAATAACCCCCATTCCTCCAATTCCAAAAATTGCGTTATTAGATATTTTAGCGTTAGCTATATTATTAGTTCCGACAAGAATATTATTTTTACTTCTATTTGCGGCAGTATTATTCTGCCCCATTATATAAGTGTTCTTTGCTCCTGAAACAATTTCGTTTTCGTCTCCTTGTGTATTATTATCTGACTTTTTACTTACGGTTTCAATTTCCGGATAATAAGGGTATGCACGACAAACTCTAGCTTGT